TCAATGAATCAATTCAGATTATGGGTTTCAATGCATTCTATTTACCTAATGATAATGGTCAGTCTAGAGATTTGATTTACGGTGAAGATCCAGTCAAACAATTTAATAGTGCATTTTCTGTCGAAATGTATTTAAAGAGTGTCATGGGATATGAGGGAGAAAGAGACTTCTTCTCAAAATTTGGATTAGAAATTCGAAACCAAGTTACTGTATTGGTGTCACATAGAACTTTTGAAAAAAGAGGTCCTGGATTTGTAAGTAGACCAAGAGAAGGTGACCTTGTTTACGTACCATTCTTAAATGGTGGTGGTGAAATATATGAAATTAAATTTGTTGACCAAAATACTGACGGATTCATGTTGGGTCGTAAGAACCCATACCATTTCGAATTAAGTATGGAGAAATTCAAGTATTCACAAGAACTTATTACTACTGGTATTGGTGAAATTGACCAAGCAGTTACAGACTCTGCTTATACTTTACATCTGAATACTGGTACAGGAACAGGAACATTTAACTTAAAAGAGTTGGTGTTCCAATCTCCAGATAATACATATGCAAATGCAACAACGATTGCAACAGTACAGGCTTGGACACCATCATCTCATACATTATCAGTAACTAATATTGCTGGTGAGTTTGCTGATGGTCAAGTTATTATAGGTTCAAGTAGCAATGCACATTATCTGTTAGCTAGTTTTAATCCGTTAGAAAATCCAGCAATTAAAGAACCTTATGATAATAGTGTGATACAAACTTCTGCGGCAACATATGTGAATACTTCAGAAACCAATCCGATTGGTGGTATGTAATGGCTAATGTATTTTACAATAGAATGATTCGTAAGTTGACGGTTGCCTTTGGTGACTTATTCAACAACATTACATTGGTTCGATACAATCCAGATTTGACTGAACAAGAACGTTTTATTGTTCCAATCGATTATGCTACAAAAGAATTATATGTGATGCGTCTGCAAGGTGATCCAGAACTTGATAAAAAAGTAATGATGACGTTGCCTAGAATGTCATATGAGATGACTGGTTTATCTTATGATGCTTCTAGAAAACAAATAACAAACACTAAGAATTTTTATCAAAACGGCAACGACACGGTATCCCAATATGCGCCTGTTCCTTACGATTTCGATTTTTCTTTATTTCTGTATGTTAGAAACATCGAAGATGGAAACCAAATCATCGAACATATCTTACCATTCTTTGCACCAGACTACACAATAAAAGTAAACATGATTCCAGAAATGGGAATTGTTAAAGAAGTTCCTGTTGTATTGAAAAGCGTAGATTACAATGTAGACTATGAAGGTGATAGAGATCGTGACACAAGAATTGTTATTTGGACATTGACTTTTACAGTTAAAGGTTTCATTTTTGGTGCAACATCAAATGCATCATCTAGTATCATTAAAACATCATTTACTAATGTTATGAATGATATTGAAGATTCCAAAAATGTTGTATTTAATGTAAATGCAAACGGTACGGGAAATTATTCTCCAGCTGAATACGTATATCAAGGCACTTCTCTACCAATGGCTATAGCATCAGCTAAAGTTGTTAATTGGAATCCAACAAACAAGCAACTAACTGTTGAAAACGCAACTGGAAATTTTGTGTCCGCTAGACCTCTAATTGGAGCCAATAATAATGCACAATGGATTTTCAATAGTTATGATGTGGTGGCAAAAAAATATGCAAGTATCACAGTAACACCTAATCCAACTTCAGCAAACGCAAATAGTGCATATACATATACGACAACAATAACTGAAAAACCATGAGTACATTTGAAAAAAATATGGAAGAAATCTTTGACGTTGCAACCAAAGTTGAGCCGGCGCCTGTTCCTGTTGTAAAAAAAGAAATCTTGCCAATTTCAATATCTGAAGAAAATCTAAAAGAAGATTTGGCAGATGCTTATGAACAAACAAAATCAAACTTGCAAGACTTGATTGACCAAGGTAAAGATGCCATGGAAGAAATTCTGCAAGTTGCAAAGAACAGCCAACATCCTCGTGCATTTGAAGTATATGGTACACTACTTAAAAACGTAGTAGATGCCAACAAAGAACTTCTGTCTGTACAAAAACAAATGCGAGATATGGATAAAAAGAATGCTCCTTCAGGTTCAACAACTATTGACAAAGCAATTTTCGTAGGTTCAACATCAGAATTGAACAAATTGATTAAGAGTAAACAATGACATTAGACTCTCGGGATTCGTATCGTGATAATCCACTGCTCAAAAAAGCTGGCGTACAGATAAAATTTACGCAAGAGCAGGTTGAAGAATACATTAGATGTTCTAAAGATCCAGTATATTTTGCGGAAAAATACATTCAAATCGTTAACGTTGACAGAGGTTTGATGCCATTTGAGATGTGGGACTTTCAACGAGATATGATTCGTTTGTTCCATGCCAATCGATTTGTTATTACAAAGTGTCCTCGTCAGGTTGGTAAAACTACCACATCAGTTGCATATCTGCTTTGGCTGACACTTTTCTCAGATACACAAAACGTTGCCGTTCTTGCTAACAAAGGTTCTCTAGCACGAGACATTTTGGCAAAATACCAGCTTGCATATGAAAATCTTCCTATGTGGCTACAACAAGGTATCATTACTTGGAACAAAGGTAATGTAGAACTAGAGAACGGTTCAAAGATCATGGCAGCATCCACATCGTCTTCAGCAGTTCGTGGTGGATCATTCAACTGTGTATTCTTAGACGAGTTCGCTTTCGTTCCTGGTAACATTGCACATGAGTTCTTTAACTCTGTATATCCTGTTATCTCATCTGGTAAGTCTACAAAAATTATTATTGTTTCCACACCAAACGGCATGAATTTGTTCTATAAGTTATGGATGGATGCCATTGGTAAGAAAAACGGATACAAACCATTTGAAATCCATTGGTCTATGGTGCCAGGTAGAGATGAAAAGTGGAAAGAAGAAACAATACGAAACACATCACTTGAACAGTTCAGACAAGAATTTGAATGTGAGTTTTTAGGTTCAACCAATACACTCATCTCTGGCCAAAAATTAGCACAAATGGTATACAAAGACCCAACATCAGAACATGATGGTGTGGTCATATATGAATATCCAGTCAAAGAAGATGGTGATAAACAGAAAGACCATCTGTATGCTATTACTGTAGACGTTTCAGAGGGTAAAAACTTAGACGCTTCTGCATTCTCAGTATTCGACATTTCTGTTCTTCCGTACAGGCAAGTTGCAAAATATAAAAGCTCGTCAATCCATCCAGTATTATTTCCAACTATCATCTATAATGCGGCAAGATTGTACAACGATGCATACGTGTTAGTCGAAATTAACAATACTCCACAGATTGCAGAGATTCTACATGCCGAATTGGAATATGAGAACTTGTGGAAAGTGTTCACAGGCAACAAGAAACCTCAACAACTTAGTGCTGGTTTTGCACGAGGTGTACAGTTAGGTTTAAAAATGTCACCTCAAGTGAAACGTATAGGTTGTTCCAACTTAAAGATGTTGATCGAGGGTGATAAACTAGTCATTCAAGACTTTGATACAATCTCGGAACTTACCACATTTGTTCAAGATAAAAACTCTTTTGCGGCTGAAGAAGGTGCAAATGACGACTTAGTTATGACAACAGTGTTGTTTGCATGGGCCACGACACAAAAATACTTTAAAGATATTGTAAGTCACGATATTCGTAAACAAATTCAACTTGAAACTTTGAACCAAGTTGATGATGAAACTTTGCCAGCACCTATTATTGAAGACGGCAGAGAACATAATTTAGAACTTATGGATGGAGATTTGTGGGACTCTAGCGTTGGCGGAGACACATACGGATCATTTATGCGAGACATGCTTAGAAATCTGTAAAAATGGTCTTTCATAAATATTCACATGGTATAAACTACCAACAAACAGATTAATCAAGGAGAAGAATCAAATGGCTCAAATTGCTCAATTATCTCCTGGCGTACTTGTAACTGAAACAAACTTAACTACAGTTGTTCCTTCAGTTTTGACTACAGCCGGTGCATATGCAGGTGCCTTTACTTGGGGTCCAGCAAATAAAATTACTCAAGTTGACACAGAAAAAACACTCGTAAATACTTTCGGTACACCCGATTCAAACACATCTTCATCATTTTGGACAGCCGCTTCTTTCTTGGCGTATGGTAACAATTTGCAAGTTGTACGTTCTATCGATTCAGGAACACTAAATGCTACGGCTGTAGGTACTGGTTTCCAGATTCCAAACAAAGATGTATTCCAATATACATTGTTGGCAGGTCCAAACGGCAACTCTTACGGCGCTTTCATGGCTCGTTTCCCTGGCGCTTTAGGTAATTCATTGACAGTTTCTGTTATTGATGCCGGTTCATCACAAGCTCAATTTGCCGCTTGGAACGTTGCAGTATCAAATACAACAACAGCCAATGCAAGCACAATTTCACTAGCAGGCTACTTTAATGGTTTGCCAGGAACATCTTACAACACAAAACAAGTTGGTGGTGCAAACGACCAAATTCACGTTGCTGTTGTTGATACAGGTGGTCTATTCACTGGTATTAAAGGTTCTGTTCTAGAAACATATGCATATTTGTCTAAAGCATCTGATGCAGTTGATTCTAACGGTCAATCAAACTATTACAAGAATGCCATTTTCAATAACTCAAAATACGTTCACGCAGTAGATCCAGTTAACTATGTTGCAACAAACGGCACATGGGGCAAAACATCAGCTAACACAAATTTCACAACTTTGTCTGGTGCTTATACTTTGCCATTGTCTGGTGGCGTTGATGCAACAATTACTGATGCTGACATTACTACAGCAATGAATTATTTTGCTGATGCAACACAATCATCAATTTCATTGTTGATGACTGGTCCATATACAAACACAGCAGTACAAACAGCGGCTATCAATATTGCGGCTACACGTAAAGACTGTGTTGCGTTTGTTTCTCCACCACAATCTGCTGTTGTTAACAACGTTGGTAGTGAAGTTTCAAGCATTCAAACATGGATTAGCGGTCTAAGCTCACTTGCAGGTGGCCCAGTTGGTTCATATGCATTTGCTGATTCTGGTTGGAAATACTTGTTCGACCGTTACAACAACACATACCGTTGGGTTCCATTGAACGGCGACATTGCTGGTCTATGTGTATACACAGACTCACAAAACAGTCCATGGTGGTCTCCAGCCGGTTTCAACCGCGGCATCATCAAGAACGTTATCAAGTTGGCATTTAACCCAACACAAGGTAACCGTGATTCATTGTATCAAGTTTCAGTTAACCCTGTTGCTTCATTCCCTGGTCAAGGTACTGTGTTGTTTGGTGACAAGACATTGCAGGCACAACCATCAGCATTTGATCGTATCAACGTTCGTAGATTGTTTATTGTTCTTGAACAAGCAATTGCTAAAGCCGCTCAATACTCGTTGTTTGAATTTAATGACACATTCACACAAGCACAATTTATTGCTTTAGTGACTCCGTTCTTGCGTCAAGTTCAATCACAACGTGGCATCACAGCTTTCCAAGTTGTTTGCGATTCTACAAATAACACTCCTTCTGTTGTTAATAACAACCAGTTTGTTGGTGATATTTACATCCAACCTGCTCGTTCAATTAACTTTATCCAGTTGAATTTTGTTGCCGTTGGTACCGGTGTTAATTTCTCCACAATTACCAATACCACAGCGTAATAAATAATCAACATATAGGAGATTAAAATGGCATTTCAAATTAGCGAATTCACAAGTGCGTTACAAGCAGATGGCGCACGTCCGAATTTATTCCAAGTTGTAATGACCGGTTTACCAAACGGGATTGGCCAATCTGGCCAACCTTTCTCATTTTTGTGTAAAGCCGCTCAACTACCTGGTTCAACAATCGGAACAGTTCCTTTGTATTACTTCGGCCGTGAAGCCAAGTTTGCAGGTAACAGATCATTTGCAGACTGGACAATAACAGTTATCAACGATGAGAACTTTGATGTTCGTAACTCTATCGAAACATGGATGAATAGTATCAACAGCAACGCAGGTAATACACGTTTAGCTTCACCAGTAACTGGTGGCGGCTCAGGTGGTCAACCATATGCTATCGATGCTACTGTTAACCAATACAGCAAGTCGGCAGCCGCAGGTTCAAATGGTATCATCAAGTCTTACAATTTTGTTGGTATGTTCCCAGTTGACTTATCTCCAATCGATTTAGATTGGGGAACAAACGATACGATTGAAGAATTTACAGTAACGTTCTCATATCAATACTGGACTTCTAACACAACAAGTTAAAATTTGTTGGATACATAAGAGAGGGCTTAGGTCCTCTCTTTTATGTGATTTTTGAAATGGAAATAAAAAAATATGTCCCAAAAGTTTAGTCTCTTTGGTTTTACAATTTCTCGACAAGAGGAAGAAGACCAAAAATCAACGCAACAATCGTTTAGCCCTCCAGCAAGCGATGATGGTGCATTAACGATTACTTCCGCCGCTTATTATGGAACTTATGTTGACCTTGACGGCACAGCAAAGAATGAAGTAGAACTCATATCTCGTTACCGTGAAATGGCGATGCAACCAGAAATTGAGTCTGCCATCGATGATATTGTTAACGAAGCCATCTGCCAAGATGACGATGGTAAAATTATTCAAATCGTGCTGGACGATTTAAAACAACCAGACAAGATTAAAAAAGCTATCAA